TTGACCATCATTTGACCCATTTGTTCGAGTTCTTCAGTAGATATAAGCGCAAACATAAGATCAGCCGTAGCCGGAAGACCAAAAGACTCAGACGTATCTTCAAGTCCAACATCTGAATTCGTAAACCCGCTACGAGTAGTTTGAGTTGCACTAAAAACAGGGACATCAAATTCAACAGCAAGGCCACGTAATTCCTCCGCAATGGCTTTAATATAATTATAAGAGTTGATTGCTCCACCCATGCCTTTCATACGAGAAGAGGCACAGATGTTAAGGTAATCAATAAAGATAATATCAGGTTCAAATTGTCTCTTTAACTTAAGTTCATTAAGAAGAGCTCTAAAGTGACCAGCATGAGCAGAACCAGTAGGATACTCTTTGATAATGAGTTTACCATTGGTCTTTGTAGAAAGCTTTTTAACTTTGTCAGTGAAAATTGTTTTTGGAGTATTTTCCAGTTGATCGATTGGAATGTTGAGAAGATTCGCATCTATACGCTCCGCTATTTTTTCTTCAGCCATTTCCATGGTAATATACAAAACGTTTCTACCATCCACCAAAGCGGACGAAGCAACGTGACACATAAATAAAGACTTACCAACACCGGTTCCAGCAAGAGCAATGTTGAGAGTCTTATTAGGAATACCGCCTTTCGTGATGGCATTGAAGTATTCAAGGTCGAAAGGTATTCTTGTTTCCTCTTGATTGTAGAAGTCCCATCTTTCTCCTGCATTATCAACATAGTCGTGACCTACATTTGTATCAAACGCCACGCCAAGAGCTTTTGATAAAAGATCTGGTAAAGCTCCTTTTGTAAGAGATTCATGTTTACCGTCAATGATCGATATAGATTCCATAACTGCATTATAGATTGCACGATCTTGACACCATTTTTCGGTCGTATCAAGTAACCATTTCTCGTCTATTTCTTCTTTAGTAAATAGTTGAGGAATGATATCGACAGCGACAGTATAGTTCTCACCGCTCAACCGATCTGACTGATCAACTTCAATCTTAAATGATTCAGCGGTAGGAAGCTTGTTATATTTACCAACGAATTTGCCTGCTTCGTTAAACAGTATTCTGTAAATGCCTTCAAAATAATCTGGCTTTATAAACGGAAGAACCTTCCGCATATAGTCTTCGTCAGTCAGAATATTCCGAAGAATTGTTTGTTCTAGATTAGCTT